TCTGCTTTATCGTTTTCTTCGTTTATTAGCAACTCTAATAACGATTCAAATTTATTGTTTGACATTTTACACGTGCTCCTTGTTTTATAGTCGATTTGTACTTATAAGTGTTTGTATTTACAAATAAAGCGTAAAAACGGTGTGATAATTGGCGTTAAAAGGCGTCTTTTTGCCTATTTTTTTAGTTCTAGGTTGAATTTTTCTAGAAATGCTTCTATTGTTGGATGATCTATGTTTCCTTTGGTGAATTTACCCTGTAGATCTTTGGGGACAAACCAGCCTTTTGGAATGACTCTGTGAAACTGAGTATCAGGAAAATCCTGCACACAACGTTTTGTCTGGTTTAGCCAGTTGCCATGGAAGGTTGCCTGTTCGTTGCTTTTTTTATAGTTCCTTGTATCCTTGAACACGTTGTTGAATCTGTAATGTTGATTTTTGCCTTGTTGTAGATGTCCTTGATAATCGAAACCAAGCACATAGATCTCCTTGAATCCATGCTCACACGCCATCCTAAGTGCTGTTGGACCACTTGACCAACCCAGGCTTGGTTTGAACCAATTGACATGATCTAGAACTTTTTGTATTTTGGAATATTGAGCATTATAGTTTGACCACACTTTATTATGTATTACGTAATCCGTTTCGGCTATCTCTTTGATCATCTTTGGATCTACTGCGATTAGAAAGTGCGGTCTGTGTGTTCTGTAAACACCATTGCAGGCAAACACAGTGCCCTTTTGCATGAGATCATTTATTTCGATCCCCCTACGTGATTCACCGTTGCCTAATACGAATGCTATTGATGACATTATAACTGTAAGTTATCGTCTTGTGCAGGTTGTCCGTACATCTTTTGGACAAATACCGCTTCTTCCTTTTGCTGTGCATCATGTTCCTCAGATGCAAGTCTCATAGAGTTGATTTGTTTGAGTGTCAAACGTGTTTTTCGTGTGTCTTCTGAATCTAAGATTGAAATGTCGTGTTCAGGCTCGTAAGTTTTGTCTTGTTGGAAGCCGTCTGCACCGTATGTGAAAAATTCGTTTAGTTTCATATCAGTATTTAACCTTATACCTGTCCGCCGCCACCTGTGCCGCCTGGAGTTTGTCCACCTGGCGTTTGTCCCGGTTGTCCCGGTTGTGGTGATCCTGGTTCTGGTGCGTCCGGACTTGCTGTTGGTTCTTCGAATTGATCAAGATCTCCCGCAATTCCTGACTGTGTTATACCACCTGTCCGCAGTTGTGCATTTTTAGTCTGTTTTTTCTGTGGAATATTGTTTTCTTCTGCCCATAGATCTGCGTTTCTCGCCATTTCTTCTTCGGTTAGGCCTAGATATCTCTTCAATGCAAATCTTTTACTCATGTAAGGCAGTTCAGCAACTGCTGTAAATGTGTTTACTCTTGCTTGGTCCATCTCAGTCTGCCTGTATTGTGCAAAGTTCTGCGGTGGATTCAACTTTATCTCAAACATTGAGTTGTCAATGTTGTAGCCTTTCGTTTTTATCCATAATTTGAATTCTTCATCAAAAGTTTCCGCCAACATGCTTTGCAGTCTGGCACAATATTTGTTGAATCTTAGTTCCTGTATGTAAGCAGTACCGACCCTTCCGTCGTTGTACTGTTGCTGTCCATCCTCTGCACCTGTTGGCAGGTATGAACTTGGAATCCTCAAACCTCTAAACAATTTGTTTGTGAAGAATCTTAAGTCATCTATCTCTCCTAAGTTTGTACCACCTGGAAGCGTGTCAACTTTAGATCCTCTACCTTCTGCTGTCTGTGGGAAGAAGTAATCTTCATTGATTGACATTGGATTATATGTTGCATCAATAAAGTTTGCACCACCAGATGCACTTGGAATTCTTCTTTGGTTAATCTCATTTTTGACCCTCTCAACAAATTGCATCGCCAAGTGCGTAGGCATGTTACCCACGTCAATGTAGAATACTCTTCTTTCTGGCGCTCTCTGAACCCTGTAAATTATGATTGCATCTTCTAATAATTCTTTTTGCTTGTAAACTTTGAACACTTGCTCTAAAACAGACTGTCCGAAAGGAAACAAGTTGTCTAAGCCGTCCGACATGGACATGTGTATCACGTGTTCTGCGTTGATGTTGTAGGCATTCATTGTCTTGTAGAATCTTCCTCCTGACATTCCACCTGCAAAACCAGACATGTTATTTGTTGCACCTGCGTTTGCATAACTTGATCCGTACGCCGCTGTACCACCACCTGTTGTTCCACCACCACCATATGTTTGATTTGGTGTTATCTGTGTTGCACTCAATCTCTGTAGGTTTGGATTGATGTCTCTGATTACATACTGCTCTGGTTTTTTGCCCTCAGATTCATTCACAACGATCCTGTCAACCTTTGCGTTGTCCACGTACAACCATTTCTGTGTTTCTGGATCTCGGACAAAGAAACAGTCTCCGTATTTCAGTGCGTTCCTGAATATTCTGAAGATTCTCTTATTGAATTTGTTTGATTTTGTCCATTGTTGCAAAGCCTTCTTAAGAAGTTTCACTTCGTGTTCTGTGGTCTCATCCTTGAACACAAGATCAAATGGAGTTTCGTTCTCTGTGTTCTTCTGTGTTGAAAATTCTGCTAGTATGTCCAGTGCCGCATTGATCTCAGAATCTGAATCCATCTGGTCATACTGGAAGTACCTCTGTATCCTGTTGGGGTGTCCTGTGTACACGTCTGGCAAGTAAGAACTGTAGTTCCTCTTTGCGAAGTTAGGTACTTTCTCACCAGATATTGGCGAAAGGTTAGCGTCTTTAAAATATTTTTTCCAAGCCATGCTTTATATTACACTTTTTTCATACATTTAGCAACCTAAACAAGCCCGACCTGATTACGATCTTTTCTAGCCGTTGTTTCAACTGCTTTCAAGGCCCTGGATTCGACTGCAACAAGTGTATTTACGCCGTTTACCATAGATGCAAGAGCCTTATTTGCATTGGTTAGTTCAGTACTCATTGCCGCCATTTTTGCCTCAAGTGCTGTTGTATCAAATGTTTCCTTCAGATCATTGTTAGCAGTTACAGTTCCTGCTGTGCCAGAAGTTATCATTTCTGGTCCTTGCTCACCAACGAGATAAGTTTTACCAGCATCCATGTTTCCACCAAACTCTCTTTCTCCACTTAATGCTTTGAAACCACCATAGGCCAATCCCAGTCCGCCTCCAATTAAGGCACCAGGCAATCCAAAGGCGGCTCCTGCCAAGGCGCCTGATGCTCCAGCACCTAAGATGCCCAAGACTGGATTTTCTTCTGCCATACCTCCGGCCAATGCGACACCGCCTAGGCCCGCACCTACCAAGCCGGCCTTACCTAAAAATGCCCCCGCACCTCTTACTGCTCCTCCTGGTCCAAATCCTTTTCCTATACTTGTTAATGTTTTTCCGAGACCTCTTACCCCTATCCTAGTACCTGCGGCAATAATTCCTATCTGTGCGGCCTTGTTGAAAAGGAATTTGCCTGTCAGTGCTCCGGCAAATAAAGTTGCAGTGAGATAAGGTGCATTGGCCAGTGCCTTTGCTATTCCACCTGTGCCTCCCATTATTCCTTGAATGCCACCAATCAATCCACCAAGTGCTGGTCCAAATGCCTGTAGTAGTCCTGTTTCAATCGATTGGAATTGGCTTGATAAAACTTTAGACGCTTGTTCGAATGTTGTTAAATTTCTTACCAGGCTCGATGTTGATGCATTTTGTTCGTCTATCACTGCACCTGTGTCTGTGACTCTTCTTCCTAGTTCAATTATGCCACCTTGTAGTGCCAAGAACTCAACCTGTCCTGTTACAGTGGCTTTCCTAAATCTATCTATGCTGGCCGCTGACACATCTCTTATGTTCACCAATGCCTGTTCAGCCGACACAGTTCCATTTATAAGGCTTCTAATGATTCCTTGTGCCTCTGGAATGTTTTGTACAAGTGCTAACGCTGATTCGGTAACCGGAACTCCTGCATTGGCTATCAAGTCTTGGAAGCCTTCTGCCAACTCTGGACTGATCCCTGCCACTGTTCCCGCGAATGCCTGTAGTCTTTGACGTGTTTCGTCTGTTGCACCTTGCAAGAATGCTTGGAACCTTTCGTTAGCTCTTTGTTGCTCTATCTGTGCTCGTAGTTCATCTCTCTGTTGACCTGTCAGTTTTGCCAGCCTGTCTAACTGTTCAGCGAAATTTATGGCACTCTGGGTCCTTTGCTGATCAGTAAGTCTGC